ATAACACTGGTATTTTTATTGGTACCGATTCAGATCTTACATTAAGTTTGCCTGGCGGGCTCAACGCACAAGTTGAAAATACTAATGTTAATGGTAATATCAGTATTATAACATCAGGGACTGGACAAGTATTAACAGCCAGTTCTTATACGCCAACATCTAATTACTCATTAACTACCAAGACGTATGTAGATACTCAAATTTTATCGGCAAACGCCACTGTTTCGGCTACATCGCTGTATAGAGATGGTACTAATACTATTACTGGTACTTTGCTTCCAGCAGTAACAAACTCTATTACATTGGGCAATAGTTCTTACAAATTCAATAACATTTTTGCCACCACTTTTACTGGAAATTTATCAAGTACCACAGTATCAAGCACGTCTGGTGTATTTTCCGGCAATGTAACAGCAGGTAATATAACTGTTGCTGACAACATCACAGTAACATCAGTAACAGTTAATGGTGATAGTAGTATTAGAAATATTGTTCCACAGTCTACTAATGCGTACAATATTGGTTCAGCGGCAAATACATTTGCCAACGTATATGCAACAGCAGGTGTTGTTGGTAGTTTATATACTGATAACCTACGTTATGCCAACGGAGCTGCCTACACTTTTAATAATGCAAATGCTACAAATGCGGTAAATGCTATTAATTTATTAGTAGATGGTACATACAGAACAGCAGTTACTACAGCCACATCAAATACTGTAGTGGCACGTGATAATTCAGCAGATATCTATGCTAGTAACTTCCGAGCCAGTGCTGATATGTACGCTACGGTTTTCCATGGTACAGCAACCACCAGTACATATGCTGACTTGGCTGAGAATTATGCTAGTGATGATGATTATGAAGTGGGAACAGTGGTAATGGTTGGTGGAGAGCGCGACATTACTGCGGCGCAACCAGGAGTCAGGGCATTGGGAGTTATATCCGAAAACCCAGCATATTTGATGAATAGTCATGAAATAGGGCAACCAGTTGCATTAAAAGGTAAAGTTCCAGTCAAAGTAACTGGAATTGTAAAAAAGGGCGAGCGTTTAATTTCCGGAGAAAATGGAGTGGCGATAGCAGTTTCAAGCAGCCATGCAGATACATTTGCTATTTCTTTAGAAACATCAGACGACACAGAAATAAAACTAATTCAAGCTACTATCATTTAATATGGGTTTGAAATAAATAAAGATATAAGGATAGGTAAACTATGTCATACACCATAAACAATACCAGCGGCGGAACCATTGCTACAGTGCAAGATGGAACCATTAACACTACTGCATTAGATATTACTCTTATCGGCAAGAATTTCAGCGGATACGGCGAATATTTAAATGAAAACTACGTTAAACTATTAGAGAATTTTGCTTCAGGCACTGCTCCAACTGCCCCAACTACTGGGGAAATTTGGTACGATTCCACTAATAAACTACCAAAAGTTTATACTGGCACTGCCTGGAAAAACATTGGATCAGCTACTGCGGCAGCTTCATCGCCAGGGGCACCAAACCAGGGTGATTTGTGGTATGATACAACAAATAAACAACTCAGAGTATATAATCCAGCCGCCACCCCACCCGGCTGGGACTTGATTGGACCAGATTATACTACTGCACAAGGACTAAGTGGTCAAGCAGTTATGACCATTCCCGATAGTTCAACTACTCACATTGTGGTATATTTCTACTGTGCTGGTACTATTACTGCTATTTTGAGTAAAGATGCAACCTTTACTCCAGTTCCAAGTATTGCTGGATTTACGACGATCAAACCAGGATTAAACTTCAACGATACGTTAAGTGCAAAAGTTGCAGACAGCGAGTTACTGGATGGATTAGATAACACATCCTTTATGCGGACTAATGCTAACACAAGTACTAATGGTAACCTAGCAATAACTATTTCAACAGCAAGCACAAATATTACAACTGGTGCATTAAAAGTAGCTGGTGGTGCTGGTATTGTGGGAGATGTCAATGTTGGCGGAAGCATTAGTGCAACTAGTGTAACTGGTACATTGACAACTGCTAACCAATCAGCAATTACTACTGTGGGTACTTTGGGATCATTGAACGTAACTGGTGCAATTGCTGCCGGTGGCGCATTGAGTGGTACAACATTATCATTGTCTGGCGGTATTACCTTGTCAGGCGCGGTATCAGGTGTTTCAACGTTAACTGCCAGCAGTGTAGCAGGCACATTAACAACTCCAGCTCAGTCTAATATTACATCAGTAGGCACATTAAGCTCGCTGAACGTGACCAGCGGAATTACAGCCGGTGGTGCAATTTCTGGCGGTAGTGTTTCTGGATCAACACTTACTGGTACAATCAGCACAGCAAGTCAAACTAATATTACAGCGGTGGGAACGTTATCTTCATTGGCAGTTGGTGGAACAATTACTGGATCAGCTTTATATTCAGCGTCGGGTAACTTGGTATTGTCAACCAATAGTGCCAGAGTGGTATCATCCAGCTCAGTTACAGTTACATCATCAGTGGCAAGTGATAATACATCAACTGGTGCATTAATGGTAACTGGCGGCGCAGTAGTTGGTGGAAGTTTCCGAGCTGGTGCATTGTATAGTGATAACTTATATTACGCTAACGGTGTTGCTTATACATCAGGAAGCGGAACTGTTTCTAGTGGTACTGCTACAAGATTGGCATTTTACTCTGCAACTGGAACAGCATTACAAGATACTGGCGCAAACTTAACTTGGGCTACAGCAACTAACACATTGGCCGTTGTTGGTAATTTGTCTGTTCGTAACATTACTACTACATCCAACAATTCATATGATATTGGTGCAAGCGGTGCGGTTTATGCAAATGTTTGGGCTACTACGTTCCGTGGTACCACTACACAGGCACAATACGCTGACTTGGCTGAAATTTATGATACTGACGAAGAATACGCAGTTGGTACAGTAATTATCGTTGGTGGTGACTGTGAAGTTACTGCATGTACTACAGATAGCAACGTATCTGTTGCTGGTGTAATTAGTGAAAAACCAGGGTTATTGATGAATGATAAAGGTCGTGGCCAAGCAATTGCATTGCGTGGTAAGGTACCGGTATTGATTGTTGGTGCAATAACTCGTGGAGATTTAATTGTAACTTCAGCAGAACGTGGATGCGGAAGAAGTGCAGGAACTGCCCCAGAGTTTAAAGCAGTGGCGTTTGCTATTGCGCTGGAATCTAATGAATCTGACTCAGTTAAATCTGTAATGTCACTAATTCTGTAATATTTTAGATATCCAGCTGGATATCTAGGCCAGTTTTGAAATAAATAACATATACACAATGGGAACTGGCAGATGGCTAAAAAGATAATTAATATTGGTAACCAAAACAACGACGGGCTCGGCGATCCAATACGAACTGCATTTGAAAAAACCAATCAAAATTTTGATGAAATTTATGAAGTTTTAGTAGCACCAGCTCAGGTATTAAGCGCCGCAATTGCGACTGCATCGGCCAATAGAACCAGTGCTGAACGTTTACTAAGTATCCGTATCAATGCCGCTAGCAATGCCGTATCTATTGTTAGTGCTCAGGTTGTATCTGTAGATCTTAAACTTAGCAATGCCATATCGAACGCGGTGTCGGCCCTAAATGCTGAAATTGACGCCAGATTAAGTGCTGACCGTGCCCTTAGCGTTCGTATTGATACTGTAAGTAATGAATTAAGCAACGAAATATCAAATCGCCGCAGTGCCAGCGCAGTTTTAGAAACTCACATCAATTCAGTTAGTGCATCATTAAATTCAGTTAGTGCTGTATTAGAAAGCCATGTCAATGATGTAAGTGCATCATTAAATTCAGTCAGTGCGGTTTTAGAAACTCACATCAATTCAGTTAGTGCATCATTAAATTCAGTCAGTGCTGTATTAGAAAACCATGTCAATGATGTAAGTGCATCATTGAGATCAGTTAGTGCTGTAATTGAAACTCATGTTAACACATTAAGTAATGCGTTAAGTAATGAAATATCCAACCGCATGAGTGCAGTTGACCGAGTTAGCAATGCAGTATCAATTGTCAGTGCTCAGGTCGTTTCCGTAGACAACAAATTAAGCAATGCCATATCGGTATTAAGCGCAAACTTTACCAGCACCAATGCAGTGGTAAGCAATGCGTGGAGTGCTATTAATAGGTTAAGTAACGTGGTATCTGGACTTGGTGGAACAAACTTAAATGATATGAGTATAGCGGTCGTTGTGGTTCAGGAACAAGTCAGTGTACTTAGTAACACTGTTAGCGGTGCGATGGTACGTGTAGATTCAATCAGCGCAAAAGCAGAGTCAATTAGTGCTCAGATGAAAAGTATTAACACCGTCGTATCAGCAACTGATCAGGTATTGGGAGTAACGGTAGCTACTGCTACTGCAACTACCGCACCTAACTTGATTACGGTTAATTCACTTACTGATCTATATGTAGATAAACCTATCGTCTTTACGCAGATGTTTGACCCGGCATTTACCCCATTTACTGACATTCAACCCGGTGGTCACGCCAATCCAGGCATCCTGTACTATATAACCGCTGTTAATAGTGGAAATAGCACGATTACTATTGCCACCACTAAAGGCGGGAGCCCACTTGCATTAACGACCCAGTCTGGTCAAATGCGTATATTAGCCGCGTCCAACATCAATGATCTAAACAACGTTATTTCGGCCGTTAGTGCTAATTTGCTTAGTGCTAAAAACAATCTACAAAGTGCAATCAATGTTGTATCAAATGCCCTAAGTGCAGAAATTGTAAATCGTGCTAGTGCAGATACAGCATTGGGTGCGAGAATAGATGGTATTAGCAATCAGGTATCTGTAACCAGTGCTGATTTGGTATCAGCCAAGGCCAATTTGCAAAGCGCAATTAATGTCGTAAGTAATGCCTTGTCAATTGAAACGGCCGCCAGAATTAGCGCGGTGGATTTGGTGGTGTCAAATGCCTTAAGTGCCGAGGTAGTGAATAGAAATAGTGCAGTTAATGTGGTATCGAATGCCTTAAGTGCAGAACTAGTAAATCGTATCAGTGCAGTTAACGCATTGAGTGTTCGGGTTGATACAGTAAGCAATGCATTGAGTAATGAAATATCAAATCGTATTAGTGCAGTTAATGTGGTAAGTAATTCGTTAAGTATTGAAACGGTAAACCGTATTAGTGCAGATAACGCATTGAGTGTCAGAATAGATAGCATTAGCAATCAGGTATCTGTTACCAGTGCTGATTTGGTCAGTGCTAAAGCAAACTTACTGAGCAATATTAATGTTGTATCAAATGCATTAAGCAATGAAATATCAAATCGCATCAGTGCAGTTAACGTAGTCAGTACGGCAGTAAGTAATGAGATATCAGTTCGTGCGGCGGCTAGTGCGGCATTGGAAAGTCATATCAATACTGTTAGTACCGCAGTTAATACTGTAAGTAATACAGTAAGTAATGAAATATCAGTTCGTGCGGCGGCTAGTGCGGCATTGGAAGGTCATATCAATACAGTTAGTGCCGCAGTTGTTGTGGCCAGTGCATTGGCTACTACAGCAGATACCCATGCAAATACAGTTAGTGCCGCAGTTGTTGTGGCCAGTGCATTGGCTACTACAGCAGATACCCATGCAAATACAGTAAGTGCCGCAGTTAATAATGAAATATCAGTTCGTGCGGCGGCCAGTGCGGCATTAGAAGCTCATATCAATACTGTTAGTGTCGCGGTTAATGTAGTCAGTACGGCAGTAAGTAATGAGATATCAGTTCGTGCGGCGGCCAGTGCGGCATTGGAAGCACATATCAATACTGTTAGTGCCGCAGTTGTTGTGGCCAGTGCATTAGCTACCACTGCTGACGGTCATGCCAATACCGTAAGTGCCGCAGTTGTAACATTAAAAACAAATGGCCCAGGAACATCTGGTACTTGGCCAATTAACATATCTGGAAATGCCGCAACTGCCACTGTGGCAGGATCTATATCTGGATTTAACAATCCCACTACTGCCGCAACTGCCAACACCATTGCATATAGAGATGGCAATGCTGATTTAACTGCTAGACAATATCGTGGTCAATACTGGGTCGATACAAGTAATACCGCTTATTATATGGATCCAAATAGCTCATCTAACTTTTATTCTATTAATGTAGCATCAAACTTAATTGCCCCCTCTGAAACCGGAGCAACAAATGCTATTACTAGTTTGACCACCGCACCTATTTTTGGTCCTGACCTTACTATAGCAAGCAACTCTAAGAATTATACACCACTAACAACACAATCCTCATGTTGGGATTACGACGTAAATCAAGCTGTAAACGCAGTAACTGGTGTTTATAAAGCTGGCGGTGGAGCAAGTGGTGGTTGGTTTTGTGCAGTGGGTGGCCCAACCGATTACCCAACCGAAGCGTTTAGATTGATGGTTGGTGGAAATATTGAACACTCCAATGGTTATATAAACATTCCTGGAAGTACTCGCTCACCATTATTTTACGACAGCGACAATACTGCCTATTACGCCAATCCGGCCGGTACATCAAACTTTAATTACATACAAGGTACTGCTCAATATGCTAATTATGCCGACTTGGCAGAAAATTATTTGGGTGATGCTGATTACCCACAGGGCACAGTATTGGAGTTTGGTGGTGATCAAGAAATTACACAATCAACTCAGGATATGTCACAACGTATCGCTGGTATAGTATCAGACAAACCAGCGGTGTTGATGAACCATTCCTTAAAAGGTGAATTTGTTTTACCATTGGCATTACAAGGCCGTGTACCATGTCGTGTGACTGGTATAGTTAGAAAAGGTGATATGATGGTGTCAAACGGTGATGGTACTGCAAGAGCAGAATCAGCACCAACAATAGGAAGTATAATTGGCAAAGCATTAGAAAACTTTTCAGGTCAGACCGGCATTATAGAGGTTGTGGTGGGGAGAGTATAAATGGCATTTCCGACCAGCCCAACCAATGGACAAATATATGCTTTAGGCGGAAAAATATTCAGCTGGAACAGCGCCAAGGGTGTATGGAAGGTAACCACGGCTGTTAATACCGGAAACGTAGCCGCCGGAAATTTAACAGTAACCAGTAATGTAGCCGCCGGAAATTTAACAGTAACCAGTAATGTAATTGTTAGCGATATTCAATTAAGCGGTCAAAGTTTAGCATCTAGACTTACTTCAGTCAATGATGCTATATCAGCATCAGGTAATACAGTGTCAAATGCAGTAAGTGCGGAAATTGTAAATCGTGTCAGTGCAGATAACGCACTGAGTGTTCGTATAGATGGTATTAGTAATCAGGTATCTGTTACCAGTGCTGATTTGGTCAGTGCTAAATCAAACTTATTAAGTAATATTAACGTAGTAAGCAATGCATTGAGCAATGAAATATCAAATCGCATCAGTGCGGTCAACGTTGTATCAAATGCCCTAAGTGCAGAAATTGTAAACCGTGCCAGTGCAGATACGGCATTGGGAGTTAGAATTGATGCAGTCAGCAATCAGGTATCTGTAACCAGTGCCGATTTAGTTAGTGCCAAAGCAAACCTATTAAGTAATATTAATGCAGTAAGTGCCGCGGTCAATGTAGTCAGTACGGCAATAAGTAATGAAATATCAGTTCGTGCGGCAGCAAGTGCGGCATTAGAAACTCATGCAAATACTGTTAGTGCCGCAGTGGTTGTGGCCAGTGCATTGGCTACTACAGCAGATACCCATGCAAATACGGTCAGTGTCGCAACTGCCGCAGAAATAGCCAATCGTGTCAGTGCAGTAGCATTAAAAGCAAATATAGCAAGTCCGACATTTACTGGTACGGTGGGTGGCATCGCCGCTTCCATGTTAACTGATGTAGCAATTGCAACACCAGCTAACAATCAATTATTGGTTTATAATTCAGGCACCGCCAAGTGGACCAATACTTCGGGTATTACAGGACCAACAGGACCAACCGGACCACAAGGTTTACAAGGAGCACAAGGTGTTGCAGGACCCACAGGACCCACAGGACCACAAGGTTTACAGGGGGCCGCAGGACCAACCGGACCACAAGGTTTACAAGGAGCACAAGGTGTTGCAGGACCAACCGGACCAACCGGAGCCACTGGACCTACAGGAGCCGCAAGTGTTGTTGCTGGACCAACTGGACCAACTGGACCAACCGGACCACAAGGTTTACAAGGAGCACAGGGTGTTGCTGGACCAACCGGCCCAACAGGAGCAACTGGACCACAGGGGGCCACTGGACCTACAGGAAATCCATTTGGTGGAGGAACTTTCACTGCTGGTATAACGGTTAACGGTGCTGTCACGGTGGGTAATACCACCAGCTCTGACATTTACATGACCGATACTGACGAAGGTACACGTCGTATTCACTGTAATAGTAACAGAATTGGTTTCTTAAACCAAAGTGACGGCTGGGGTTCATACTGCTCTGATAATGGTGATTGGACCACTGATACCATTGGTTATGCAGGTGCATCAATGCGAGCACCAATCTTCTATGATAATAATAACACTGGGTATTACGCCGACCCAGCCGGTACATCAAACTTTAATTACATACAAGGTACTGCTCAATATGCTAATTATGCCGACTTGGCAGAAAAATATACCGCTGATGTAGCATATACTCCTGGCACGGTTGTTGTATTTGGTGGTGATCAAGAGGTTACTATATCAACTGCCAGCCATTGCAGAAATATTGCTGGTGTAGTATCAACAGATCCGGGATATTTGATGAATTATAAATGTAAAGGTGACATTTCGGTTGCGGTAGCATTACAGGGTCGAGTACCTTGTTTAGTTCGCGGCCCAATCAACAAAGGGGATCTAGTTGCATCATCAGATATTGCTGGTGTAGCACAGAAATTAAATGATGCAAATTATCAAGTTGGCTGTGTAATTGGTAAATCTCTAGAAAATATTAACAATGACTCCACTCAATTAATTGAAGTGGTAGTGGGAAGAGTATAATGCAACCAGTCCAACAAATTTACCCTGATTCAGCATATCGATAAATAAACATAGACACATTTTTAGGAGAAAAACATGTCAACACCATTAACTTATACCTGGTCCATAACTAGCATCAAGACCAAAACCGAAGGAACAAACGTAAATGCAGTAGTTCAAACCTACTGGAAAAAAACTGGAAAAGATAGTGCCGATCACGAAGGTACGTTTTCAGGAGCAACCCCCTTTACTACCACTACTATGCCTGCGGGTGCAGTATTTGTACCATTTGACCAACTTACTGAAGAAATTGTATTGGGTTGGGTCAAAGCAGTAGTAGTTGGTGGATACGAAGAACATGTTAACGCCCAGATTGCTAAACAAATTGACGAGAAAATCAACACTGTTACTGAAGCAAAAATGCCCTGGGCTCCAGAAACACCAGTGGAAACTCCGCCAGTCACATCAGCTTAATAATTCAACGAGCACACTATGGACAATCAACAAAGCACAATTCCAAACGATACACCAATTGACTTAAAAATGGATTTCGGTACAGCTCAGGTAATTTTGGCTGGGTTAGCTGAGCTACCAGCCAAATATTCTAGAAATGTCATGGCAGAAATTGAAAAACAAATTGGTGCTCAGTTAAACAAATCCAGCGGCCCTACTCAGCTACCCCGGTAATTTTCTTACCGGAGACCTGCTGAATAAATATGTTACGAAATGACATATTATGGCTGACATAGAGAAAAAGAAACCCAAACGCATAGACGACGTTGAAAAAACAAAATTAGATGTCGTCTATTGTATTCCCCTAGAGCAACGTGATTCACAAATGCGTGAGAACATCGCCAGGATTCCTGCCCGTGTTCTACCAGGACCTATCACACAAGAACCAATAGCTATAGTTTGCTTTGGACCCAGCTTAAATGATACCTGGGAAGAAATTAAAAAATTCAAATACGTATTCAGTTGTAGCGGCTCACACAAGTTTTTGGTTGATCGCGGTATCATTCCCACATTCCATGCTGAAGTTGATCCACGTGATCACAAAATTGGATTGATGGGTCCACCACAACCGGGTACAGAATACCTCATGGCATCCGCTTGCCATCCCAAAGTATTTGATCATCTGGAAGGATTTGATGTCAAACTTTGGCATATACATAACGGCGATCCCACAGCCCTATTACCCACTGTATTTCCACGTGGTGAATATATCTTAACTGGCGGTAGCAACGTGGGATTACGTGCTATGGTATTGGCCAGGTTTAGGGGATTTGTAAATCAACACATATTTGGCATGGATTGTAGTATGAGTAATGAAGGCAAAAGCCATGCAGAGTTTCATCCCAAGGGCAGTAAGGGATTTTACTTAACTGAGTACAAGGGTGTAGAATACAAAGTAACACAGCCATTGGTAGAATATGCTAGACAATTTTTTCATGAATTAAAACAAATGCCAGAAGTAAAAGCAACTTTATACGGAAAAGGACTAGTGCAACATATGGCTGAAACAAAATTAGTGCCCCCAGGAACGGGCAAAAAATCCAAGAAGGACATTGCTTATATGACACCGATCACTATTACCAAAGAATACATGGAGATGAATAAACAACTCCATGAAACCAACCCCAACTACGGCGTAAGCGGTGGTAAACGGGCAGAGGTAGTTCAGAAACTGGCCGACAGTATGGATACTAAAAATATCCTGGATTACGGTTGCGGTAAAGGTATGTTGGGTAGAAAACTTCCATTCCCAATCTGGGAATACGATCCTGCTATTCCTGGTAAAGATAATCCTCCACGTCCAGCAGATTTGGTTATATGTACAGATGTATTGGAACATATTGAACCAGACTTATTGGATAACGTGATACAAGATATTGCTCGCTGTACATTAAAAACTGCCTACTTAATTGTAGCCACTGGTCCAGCAATGAAGTTCTTGTCAGATGGTCGCAATGCACATTTAATTCAACAAGGTTCTGATTGGTGGAAACAACGACTGGGTAAGTATTTGGAAGTAGCCAAAGTCATTGAGACCAAGGACAAAGAGTTACATATAGTTTGTGGTCCTAAAACTATAGAACTGGTGGGTGATGAGAACAGTGCTAAATCAGAAGTTACTAAAGTAAATTTCAATGGCGTAGAATTGATCTACTCTACTCCCAACGATACAACACGTTGGAGAGCCAGTTCAATGTTTACCAAAGAACCTATTACCATTGAGTGGATGAATAGTTTGACAGCAGATGATGTGTTGTATGATGTGGGTGCCAATGTGGGTATATACACTATTTTGGCAGCTAAAGCTCGTGGTGCTAGAGTAATTGCATTTGAACCTGAATCACAAAATTATGCCATACTCAATAAGAACATCGTATTAAACAATGTTCAACATCTGGTACAAGCATATGGTATTGCACTAAGTGATGAAGCCAAAATTACACAATTACATTTGTCTAGTTTTGACACTGGCGGTAGTTGCCATGCTATAGATGAAAAACTGAATTTCAAATTAACACCCATGTTGCCAGTCTTTAGTCAGGGATGTGTATCATCCAGACTGGATGCAATGGTTGCGGCAGGCTTGCCAGCACCCACACATATTAAATTGGATGTGGATGGATTTGAACATAAAGTTATTGCTGGCAGTAAGGGTGCATTGCGTAATGTTAAATCATTGATCATTGAGATTAACCAAAATTTACCAGAGCATAATGCTTTAGTGACTCATTTAGTAGAACAAGGATTTACATTTGATGCTGATCAAGTCAAGGCAGCAGAAAGACAAACAGGATCCTTTAAAGGAGTAGCTGAGTATGTTTTTAGGCGCAAGTGAGTATGTAGCCGACAAATTTGCTGATACGGCAATCAACGATATTCCCTATCCGCACATTCAAATTGATAACATCTTTCCACAACAGATGTATCAACAGATGTTGGCTAATGAAATACCTGGTGAACATCTAAAAACATTAAATGAGCTTCAACGTGTGGGTAGTGCATATCCTGAATCTAGAAAGGTATTGAGTCTACAACATGATATGCCTGAGTTAGCAGACCCCTACAGGTTGTTTTGGGAACAGGCCGCTGATTGGTTGTTGGGGCCATTTTATGATATAGTAATAGACAAGTTTCATCCCTACATCTCCCGACGATTTAATGATGAGATACCTGCCATGGGTCCTGAAACATTATATACACAAGACTCCACCACATACAATTTAGGCCCACATACTGATAGTGTCAAGAAAGTTATTACATTGTTGATCTACATGCCTAAAGATGACTCTTTAAGTCATCTAGGAACATCAATGTATATACCTACTGATAAACAATTTACCTGTGAGGGTGGTCCACATCACAAATTTGACCGGTTTACTTTGTTAAAAACTGCACCATTTAAACCCAATACATTGTTTGGGTTTTTTAAAACTAGCAATAGTTTCCATGGAGTAGAACCAATCCAGGAAAGTATTCGTCGTGATTTATTAATTTACGACATTCAACTGACTAAGAAACCTTAGATTAAGTGTACCGCGGTTTCAATCTTGGATTGAATCGCATCTATTTTGAATGTACCATATACACCAGGGTGCAATGGTTTGGGATAGTCGCCAATGCTACACCAACAATATCCCCGGTGTTCGTCATTCAGTGTTGGCAGGAATTCATTCTCTACAGCCACAATATAAGTGTTGTAAACAAATCTACCATTTGGTGAAGTAAACAGATCTACAGGAACTATTTTGGCCTGGTATAAATCTACACCAATTTCTTCTTTAATTTCTCTTAGTAGTGCTTGGCTAGTTGTTTCTTTTCGTTCTATTTTACCACCAGCCAATCCCCAGGTACCAGCATAGCCACCATTGTTGCGTAGTAAAAACAAAAAACGTCCAGTAGATTTTGCGTGTATCAGAGCTCCAACTGATGCAATTGAATCATTAATATCTACTATCACAAAACAATACTCCATTTTCCATTTTTATATTCACCCTCGTAACTTCTCATCCATCTGCTTCCAGTCCATTTGTATTGTTGGTTGGTAGCTAGGTTAGTTACATATCCAATGTCCGTTACTTCTGTGGCTTCAAAGACCACTTGCCACTGTCCACTGGTATATTGTACTATATCATTGGCCTTGGCTACAAGTTGTTGACCACCAGACCCTTTCCAGGCATCAGGCCCGTCAACATTTCCAGTAAATCCAGTATCTTCAGTCAATATATAACGTTGTCCATTTGCATGAACAGCAAGTCCAGCACCTGGTCCAGATGTTAATGGATTAACTATAGCATTGACCGCAGTTAATGTATCAACTGGTTTGGTATCGATGTCCACGTTGAACAACAACACCGCGTCGTCACTGGGATGATACGATACCGTACCAACTACTTCTGTTTCACCATCACTTTGTAATAATCTTATCTGACTAATACCATTGGTCAAAGTACCATACAAATTAACAAACGTATGCCAATTATCCTTTGTTCCATTCTTTAGCATATTGGCATTGACTGTGTCTTGATATTTCAATAATGTTAATTGGTTACCATTTAATAATACGCCATACATCAATGGTGTAACATATTTTCGATTGCCCAACATCAGCCATTCGTCAACGGCACCATCTGCCAAATTGCCGTAAGGGTCCAGTATATCTGATATGACATTTTGGATCACACCTAGTTTTTTAATCTTGGCTGGAGCACTGATCCAGATTGGTATTTCAAATGTCAATGTGGCGATATCGATAGCATCATCAGCACCCACAGGCACGGTACGACTACTCCAGGACACATCTGTCAGTGTCACAATGCTTAGGCTGGTCCAATCTACATAGTTGTCGGTACTTTGTATTTCCAAACTGGGATTAAATAAACAACCAATCTGTTCTATTAATTGTAATTTTTGTTCAGTATTACTGGTCCAGATGTCAGCCTTCATAGTTAACTTGTATGGTACCGGCATCAATCGTTCTACAGTAAAGGCAGTACCTTGTGTGGTGTCGTATTCTTGTGTGCCTTCGTTGAATGCTCTTTCTCTGACATTAACATTACTAACATGATATGGGTTTTGCATTCTAGCTTGCTCATACGTTAATCCGCTGATGTAACAACTGATCATGGGCACAGTGTTTAACATTGACTCACTGTTGTTACGTAGTATAGTGGCTGCTTGACGACTGCCATCTCCGTACTTGACTGGCACACGTTGCAATGCGGTATTGCCATCGCGGTCCTTGCCAAACTGAACTTGAAAATTACTGAACAGTCTGATAAACTGTAACATATACCGTCTTATCTGACTGTCATAAAAAAATGCAACGTTGCTCATTAATCTCTTCCTTTGAGTGCCTTACTAAGGCCCTGTTTGCTTGGCACATTGACAATAGTGGAACCGTCGGCACCAACTGTTGGTATAACCGCTGTGTTATTAATAAACTTCTGTCTAATATTGGTGCCGGAACCTGGAGTATAATTATCACGTTGAGCATCTTCAACTTTGACCCAGCGAGCACCACTAAATCTAAATAACCTATTGGGATGATAATCTAATCGTAATACATAGTCACCAACTGACGGATTATCTGGGAAGGCTGTCGCCGCAGTAACTGGCCAACCATTTGGAGCCAATCCATCACCAGTCATATATCCGCCGATACTTTTACTTGGATGTACTGCCACCACCTCAATAGTACTATTGTCACTACCCAGTATTGTGGCGGGAGCATCTACTACTGTTCTTACTGCAATTGGCACTGTGCCGGTACCGTCTGTGCCGGAACCGGTATTATCAGTAATAATGTCTGTATGAGTTGGTATGGTATAAAATGAACTAGTATCATATCCGCTCTTGGGAGTTTCTGCTTCTGCTTGATCCAACACAGCATCGTTTATATCTATATTCTTATCGTATTGACTCAAAATAGTAACCAAGTTTTCGGTTGTATCAGCACCTGCAGATATATTGTTTAAAATGTCTTTGTATTCTTGACTATCTACCAATGGCACAATTTTAGCTCTAAGCAAATGTGGCCACCAAGTTGGGCTATAACCTTCGCTAGCAAAAGATACTTCCTGAATGGTATAATATCGTTTCAGTGCGGCTGGGACTGTTTCATCCAATCCCCAAAAATCTTTTTTGTGTTGTAACTCCAACACATCACCATTCATCAATTTGCGCCCAAGAGCTTCCACAGTATCCTTGATATGGAATACTACAAATAACGAATCGTTGGTCAAGAACAGACCAAATTGTTGAAGATCAAAATCAATATCTGATGTTTGATATATTCCACGTATGTTGTATATGCTGGTGTCGTATTTTCGATCGCGGTTTTCCAAAAACAGCAAGTCTTGAATATTCATTGCACTCTGATTCAAGTATTCTGGTTGTGTTGCGTCAGTGCTACCAGTTTGCTCAGTTGGTCCTAAATACTTGTGTACGTTGATACCGGTGCCGCCCATGGTGAACATTTCACTTATGCGACGATCCATAAATTGGTAATCTTTACTGTGGGCACCGTTCTGCCAAAGCGATATTCTGGGCACTTGTGATAAATCCTTTAATATCAAGTATTTATATCAGTTGACTTCTACTGTCATTCATGTATAATGGTTGAACTTGTTAACTTTGAGGTATATATGGCCAAGCAACGATCTACACGTAATCCCCTATTTGCTGATGAACAATACAAAGGCACAGAACCAGTCTGGAGTGACAAAAAACTCACTGATCAAGAATTTAAGATTGCGCTGATGCATGGCTTTAACTATTACAATTACTTTTATAGTGCTACTGACTTTAAGAAAGAGATTATTAATTGGTTAGGCAAGAATAGCAAGCTCAAACCAGCCGAAATTGCACGTTTTCGTGCCAGTAATGACAAGAAACTGGGGCCTACTGTGGGGGCCTTGGTACGTATGCATACTCGTGGTGCTCC